TTTTTACTGGAATATGAACAAAAGAAGAATAAACTAATTCAGATTCTCCAAGTACAATTATTGAATCTTTAATAGGTTTAAACCATGACATTTTACTAATTCTCCACGTACATTATTTCAAATTCATATTTATCTTTGAATTCATCAGGAATAGACATCAATATTACCGCATCTACAGAAGGAGCGCCACCCTGCTTGATTGAAGCAAGAAATGAGTCTACTGAGACCTTTAGAGTATTGCCCTCTTCGGTTTGTAGAAGAACTGTTTCAGATCTGACTGATTGGTAATCAATATCTGTAGACTTGATTTTTACCGTTCCATCTTCTCCTGTATGGGCGTGTTGATCTAGGTCAACTCCATCAATAGTAACGCCCTCTGCAACTGAAATGTCTCCAAAAATATTTCCACCAGATCTCATCAAATACTGTGGATGAGAATCTGTATCTAAATTATCTAAATTATCATGAGACGATTTTAAGCTTTCTCTTTTACTCTTATCTATGAATATGCTGTCAAACAAATTGGACGTTTTATCTTCAACGTTATAAAGAACTATTTTAGGCCTAGAACTAGCTTTGACGGCCAGACTGTCTATGTAAGCTATATATTTTTTTCTTTGAAGGTTAAAACTTAATAGCTTGTCAAATTTTGATTGCGTATTATTTCTTCTTTGAACCATATCAGCAAGTATTGATCCAAAATTACCCCTAAATGCATTTACAGCGGTAATGACTTCTTCTGAAAGAATTGGGGCTGCGGTTCCTAAAGATGTTGTGAGTAAATCAAGCTCCAGTGGAGCTGCAACTTTTGTTTTGAATCTAAGCGATGGAGCTACAAATCTTTTATAAAAAAGTTCACAAGTATCTTCTAAATCTTTCTTCAAAGAAAATAAAAGATTATCAACAGCCTCTGTATATGATGCTACTCGAATCGAAAAAAACGCTTGGAATTGTGCTGCTTGTTTTTTTGAGATATTATCCACTTCGGAAGTTGGGACTGAGTCTGCCTGCTTTGCGAGTTCTTCGGTAATGAGCCTCGAATGGTTTTCTGCCATCTTTGCCCATGAAAAATAAAATGCTGCGGCTTGTTGTTGTGACTCGTCTTCATAATCATCTCCAAAATCGTATAATAAGGATTCTTTTATGCAATGTGCTTCATGTGATAAAAGTTTTATATAGTATCTAAAATCAAATAAATGAACAAAAACAGAATGAGAAATTAATCTGTCATATTCTTTTACAAATTTTCTACAGCCTCTAGAGGCGTGTCGTTCAGCGTAGAGATACTGTCTAAATGAAATATATTCTGGATTTTTAAAAACTTCCTGCAATATATATTCTCCCGTTGTTTCGTCAAACAAAGGAGACCCCCCTACATACACTGTTTCTTCTTGTAAATTTGATTTGAATAGTTTTTGATTATTTTTTCTAACTTCTTCCCATAAACTAAAATGACATTCTTCTATATCACTATCTATAAATGGATTTATATAAACTTTATCTAGAAGAGACTCAAGAGCATCAAGCAACTCTTGCATTTGTGAATTAATTTTAAATACTTTTGCTTTTACTACGTTTAAAGGAATTTTATATGGCTTTTTAAATGAAAGAGTAGAATAATTATTAAGGTCATTATATTCCTCTTTAGTTCTTCTTATCTGATTTTCTTCCTTAATAGAATTGCTTGAACCCTCAGAAACAGAATAATCATTAAATATTCTAGAACTAGCTGCTTGATGTTTTTCTGCGCTGTTTATACTCATATTAGAACATCTTTCTCGTTACAGATTTGCTTATAGTTGCTCTTCTAATCTTTTTTCTTCTATTATTGATACCAGGGGACTTTAATGTATCCCTAAATATTACTTCTGTTTTTTCTTCACCATCTTCTTCATCTATTTTCTTCGGCATAAAGAACGTATTTGAAAATGTTCCAGCTTTCGCGGCAATATTCATTTTGTGAAGAGCTCCATAATTTTCAGTAACAGCTAATAGTGCCAATATTAGCGCATCGTGAGCGTGATCAACCGCTGAACCTCCAGCTTCAAAGACTGGCCTACCAGTAGAAGTTGTTTTTACTACAACATAAGAAATTAATTGAATATATAACTCTTCATCCAATGCTGAAAAGGCTATTGCTTCTTTTTCTAGATATTGCCTTAAGTTATCAACCATATATGGTTTTATTTCTTTTTTGATAGGGAGTTTTGTATATGGATCTCTAACTTCTATGCTCTCACCAAAGCTAATTCCCTTAACTCTTTCTCTTAGCTTAGAAGAAGGATTTTCCACTCCATACTTATGAAGAAGCTCTACTTGAACTTCACCAAATCCTCTGTCTACATAGATATGCTTTGGTTGAAAAATGTCATTTAATTCAACAATTCTATTTACGCCTTTTGTTAGGGTAAACTCTGATTTAGGAATTTCTTCTCTATAACAAACTCGAGCTTTATTTGCAAGTTTTTCATCTTCGTAATTTTCGTTGCACATTTCAAGAACAACAATATTAGTTCCCGCTCCGTACTTATCCCAGTCAACTCCTATTGTGTAGAAATTTCTGGCAGAAGTTATTTCTGCTTGATAATTCCAACCTGGATCCATGAAAGATTGATCAACAAACTTTCTTGGATATACCCCCTCGGCATCTTCGCCCCAGTCTGCTTCAATTTCATGACGATATCCAGACTCAGAATACTCTTCTCTAAACTCTTCTTCTTGGTCTTTGCTAAAAAATGGATTACAGTACGAAGGAAACCAAAACTCTTTAAATCTAGTATTTGAAGTGCACCATTCCCAAAATCTTTCTCTTCTACCCGTTGGAGTTGATGCACCGATTAAAACTTTATCCGTTTGATCTTCTGCCGTTTTTTGAAGCATTGCATAAAGAGCGTCAATGTCGTCGGCGTGCATGTAGTCCATTTCGTCAAGAACAATGACATGAGCTTCTTGACCTCTGGCTACATCTGATTTACCACCTGATCTCATACCAGAGGTGAAGAATCTAATTGTAGATCCATTAGAGAATTGAATCATGAATTGAGGAGAAGTTACTTTTCTAGTTATAGAGTTAGTCACCATTTCACTTTTGGAGGCTAATCTTAATATTTCTTGATAAATTAGTTCTACTTGAGTTTTCATTGGCGCAATAACTAACGACCTTCCGTCTTTATGAGTGTAGCTATAATGAAGCAAATACAGCGCCATGCTAAAAGTTTTACCAAGGCGACGACCTGCTCTAAGAACTTTTCTTATTGCTGGATCGCGTAAAATAAGAGTTTGATAAACTCTAGTTTCAGCTCCTAAAAAATGCTTTCCCCATACACACGGATCTTTTGCTAAATGAACTTGCCTTTGCTGCTCACCAGTAATGCCCATTGAGAGTAATTCTTTGCTAAACTCAAAAGGCTCATCTACCAATAAAGAAAGCTCATAATTTGTCAACGGCCTGGAAGAAACAGGAGTTCCATCTTTCCAGTTAAGATGTTGAAGTTTATTTTGAAATACCCATTCAATTCTATTAATTTGTTTAATAATTTCAGGATCTTGTATGCGCAAAATTTCAAGAATATCTTCTCTTGGAAGCTGTTCTATTTTTTTTCTAAATTCTTTAGCTGTTTTTAGTAAACTCATAATTATCCAAAATGTGCTGCCATCATAGACCCTTCAGATCCAAGCAGGCTTCTTGCATTTAATCTTGAATTCTGGATTGCCATAACACCTCTAGCTCTTGATGTAGCAGCTACTTCATTGTCTTTGTAGCCCATTCCAAACATTGGTTTGTCAATAGAGCCTTTCATAGATTTTACAGCATCTTTTGCTAAATTAACGCCACTTTTAACTAGGTGTCCACCCAGCTTGCCAAGATCATAAACAAGAGAAGCTGTAGCTAATAAGTTAAGCCCAGGCATAGCCATAGCTGCTGTCCTTGCGCCAAGTGCCATAAATCCTTGTTTTGTACCAGCTGCTTGCATTGTCCTCTGAAATCCAAGAGTTTTAAATACACCTTCTTTTAAAGCTCTTTCTGCTACAGCTGTTCCAGATCTTTTCAGCCCTTGTTCTCCAAGTGCTGCGCCTAAGTGCTTAACTGCTAAACTGTCCGCTGTACCCATTCCAAGAGCACCTCTGAAATAAGTGGTAACAAATCCCGTACCCTTAGCGCCTGCAGCTTGAGCCATTAAATTGCCAGTTAAACCAACTTTTTGTCCAGCTCTAATTGCATCGTCTATAGCAGAAACTGCTGCTGGGTTATTCATTGCAGCTAGTCTTCTAACCTGTTCTTGAGCTTTTATGACCTTTCTTCCAGCTCTATTTGCTGCTGTACCATCTGGAAGAAACTTTGCTTTTCTTTCTAATAAGTCAAGCCTTCTTCCAGCTGTGATCATTGATATTGTTCCACGAGCAAAGACTTGCTGACCCTTAAGGGAGTCTACTGTTGCATCAGCTCCATAAACTGCTTTTCTGAATGCTTCATTCTTGATAGCTTGACTACCAGCAACTCTTGCCATAATTTGAAATGGCGAATAAAGTGCTGTATTTTCTGAAGCATTAAACATTGCTAAAGAATTAAATCTACTCAAAGCTCTGGGTCTTGCGGTAACATGATTCAGTCTAGATGTTTTACCAAAAGCCATTTTTCCTTCAGAAGTTCCAGCTGCAGATGCTAATCTGGTTCTTCTTGCTCTTGATCCATAATAAGCGGATGCTCGTGGCTGTATTAATTCTCCACTTGTTGTAAACCCACCGTATTTACCTGGGCCACCAAAACTTTTTTGAGGAAGAGTGAACTGTCTACCCCCAACGCTAAATGATTGACCACCAATAGTTCTTATTTTTCGATTGTCTTTAAATCCACCACGCATTAAAGTATTAGTGGCTCTTCTCTGCGCAAATCCCAGTGATGCAGCAATCCCGGGAATGTCTTCCATCATTCTAAATGCTAATGGAATATCATCTCCACCTAGT